ATGGCGCTCGCCACCACCGTGTCCGACCTGGACGATGCGCGGTGGCGCGAGGTGGCGACCGGTCTCGCAGCCATCGCCCGTCTTCATCTCGATGTCAGAGCCGACTTCGACGGATTGGTTCAGCGCTTCAGCATGCCAATCACCACCTCAGACATGGGAGGCCGTGCCCATGCCGCGTGAAGCCATCATCAATCACCCCAATGCCGAAAGGGATAGGGGGCCTCGATTAAGGATCGCGAGCAAGGGAGTGGCAACCGAATGGGAAGCCATTTTCCGAGCAACGTGAGAAAAAAAATCTGGCGAGGCCGGAAAAGCCAGTATTGAGGCCCCGGCGCTCCTACCGCGGCTAGCGGCCGAGAACCCACCGCTAGCCGGGCACGAGGACGAGCCTAGTGACTTCAGAACGCTCAGCGAGCACTTGTGCGGGAGCCAATGAATCTGATGGATCGGTGCGACGAGAAACTCGGCTCTCTCGTTCGGCAGATAAATGCGGCCGAGCACCACGCCAAGTTCAATCCGGCTGATCGGCGAAGTTAAACCCCATGCGGCTCTTGGTCTCGACCAGCACCAGGCGGGTCCGATCGAAGGCCCAAGCGAAGTCGGGATCGTCCGGCACACGCGGTCCGAGGAGCGCCCTGGCCCGCTCGATATCGTCGAGGATCGGGTCGACATCCTGAATCCGCCACGCGGCAAAATCGGCCATGCGCAGCGTCCGCATGGAGCTGCCATTGCCCATTACCATTGAGCTGATGACGGCTTCGCCGCCGATCGCGACCGCCGCGTTCAGTCCCCGCAGGCCCATCTTCGTCCGCTGCAGCGCGGTGAAGCCCGACTCTCCCTTAATCCCCTTCAGCACCATGTGACCGGCATCGGCGCGGGCCTGGACGACGGCATTCTCAAGCGTCCCGTCGTGGAAGCTTTTGTGCGTGCCGACCATGATAAACGCCGCATCCTCTCGGCCGAAGGTCGCGAACAGCATTGCGTCCTCCCTGTCCTTCTGCCGGGTCTTGCGCGGACCGACCGGATCGACGGGATCGAAATGAAGGTGATGCACATCGTAGGCGGCCAGGCCGAAATCCCCATCGTGCTGCGCGTCGCGCGGATGCTTGCCTGGCCGATGCGCTCGGCTCGACAGGTACGGCGTTAGGTCAGCGCCTTCCTCGATTAGCCGTGCCATTGCGAATACCGTGTCGAGGTGGCGGGTCACGAGGTTGCCATCCCAGAACCGGCGTACGAAGAAGACGCGACGCTTGGCGGTCGGGATCAGCCGGCGGGCGCGTACGAGGTAGTGATGGATCAGGGCGCCGAGACTTTGGCGCTGCGGGTCGAGGTTGCCACCGAGCTCGGCCACAAGTTCGCGGCGCAGTCGCGCAACGCGAGGACCTTCAGCGTCCGGACCCGGCACAGTGCGCCTCCACGACTCTGAAGCACGAACTCGACTACATCGAGTCCTATGCCTAAATTGTCTGCCACGAGATTACCGAGGGATGAAGGCGCCCGATGCGGAACCCGTTTGTCGAGTCCCGGTCGAAGCGTTGCGGCGAGATCCTACTTCAGGAAGCCTTTCGCGCGGAGGTGATCTGTGAGGATGCGGCGGATGGCTTCCGCACGCGAAGGCTTTGGATCCGCTTGCGCCTCGCGCCAGGCCTCGACGCCGGCCAGCAAGTCATCGGACATGCGGACACCCTGTTGCGGCGTTACACCGGTCGCGGGCCGGCCACGTCTTTTCTGCGCATCAGGAATTGACATCCACATACATTCTTGCGTATCAAAAAAGCAGGCCGAGGGGAAGGTACAACTTCCGTCACCGCTCTAACCCCACCACTCTGTTATAGAGAGCGGCGACGGCTTCGCGCGCCTATAGCATCACCTTATTACATCTTTGGAAGCGGCAGGACCGGTTAATACGTCAGGGGCCGAGGCGTTAGTTCGGCCCCGTCACCCAGGCCATCCACGCAATGGAGCCGCCGGAACCCGTCGACGCCACACTTCGGGCAATCGGAGACGACCTAGATCACTATTACGCCGAGGCCGGCATCGAGATCGATCTCGGCGCAACTGCCTGCGCAGCAGGAGGCGTGGGTCACAACGGAGGTTCGGCTTGATGGGCCGTATCCTCGCCTTCCTCGCTCACATCGACGTCCGGTGGGCCGGCACTCACTCTGCCCGGATCGATTTCTTCGCGCCGAAATCGACGCCGCGATGAACCTGGGCGGGTGAATGGCTCGTGGCGGCCGGGAGGCTGGCCCGCAGAGCACGGCGGGCGCGCTGATACCCCTCTTCGAGCCCACGATCCACGCCCCGGGGAATCTCACGCCGGTGGCGGCAATTCAGGAGAACCGAGATGGCGAGTGTTAACAAGCGCGAGTGGACCACACCGAAGGGGGAGCAACGATCAGCCTGGGAAGTTCGGTATCTACTTTCAGGCAAGCACAAATCTAAGAGTTTTGCTCGGAAGAAGGATGCCGATACTTTCAAGCGTAAGATTGAAGACGACATAGCTAGAGGCAACGTCCATATGCTCGATGGCACCGTGACCGTCAAGCGGATGTGCGACGAGTGGATCAAGGAGAACGAGGACAGAGTTGAGGCGAAACAGATCGGCCTTAGCTCGATGGGCAATTTGCGCCGGTCGGTTGATCTGCATCTAATCCCGAACCTCGGCAATATAAAAGTTTCCGAGCTGCGGGTAGCACACGTTGAAGACTTGTTTCGGACATTGATGAAGTCTCACAAGCTTTCACCGCGTACCGCCCGGTCCCACGTTTTCTATCTGAGGCAAGCGTGTGAGTTCGGGCGCCGCCGGGGCTATTTGCGATCCGATCCGATCACGCCGGCCCTGAAACTCATGCGCGGCCTGAAGATGCCGAAGGTTCGGACCTTCACAACGGAACAGGTCCGCGACCTTCTGAAGGCGGCCGAGGATCGAGCGTTCTGGCAGCACCCGATCACCTTCCTCCGTCTGAAATGCTTCGTGCATCTCGCGGCGTTCTGCGGACTCCGCTACGGCGAGATCGTCGGCCTGACCCTGGATTCCTTGGACTTCGACGAGGGCATGATCCGCGTCCGGACGGCCCTTAGCCGGTTCGACGAAGTGAAAGGACCGAAGACCGAGGCCGGTGTGCGTGACGTTCCTATGCCGGTCCACCTCTCGGCGCTGCTGTCGCGGTGGCTGAGCCACTACTTCGTCGAGAACGAGCGAAATCTCGTCTTCCGCACAGACACCGGCTTGCAGATCCGCCCGAGCAACTTCCACGGCGCGCACTGGCGGCCACTCCTACGTCGGGCTGGCCTGGACGATGGGAAAGGCTCGTTCCACTTCCACGCGCTCCGGCATTTCGCGTCCTCCTGGTGGATTGCGAACGGCATGGATCTGCCCACGGTAGCGAGCCTGATGGGCCACAGTAAGTTCGACATGACGCTCCAGGTGTACGCGCACCCAGTGCTGCCCGTGGTCCGGCACGCCGAGGTGATGGGCCGCCTTGCCAACCGTCTGCTCGACGTTCCGGCCCTGTCCGAGACCGCGGCCGCCGTCACGCTTGGCTCCGCCATTTGCGCAACTGTTGCGACGCCGGAGATAAGCCGCTGAAATCATTCGGCGAAATCCCAACGACAACGTCCTGCCCAAGAAGGCAAAGCCCGGATCGAAGGCTTCGATCGACGGCTTCGACGCGGCGATCAACGCGAACGCGGCCCGGCTGGCGCACGAGAGCGGCAGCATCCCGGCCGGCGTGAAGGTCGAGAAGCCGTCGATCTACATGGAACGTGGGCTGATCGGATTCTGAACATGCCGCAGACCGAAGCCGAGATGTGGGCGGGGCTCGCCAAGTCGGAGGAGGCGGGGCAGCTCGTCTACTCCGGGCCGGCCCAGGACCAGCGCGAGACGATAGCCCGCGAGATGTACGACCGCGGCTGGGACGATCTCGGCTTCCTCGGCGTCGGCTCCGGCTTCTACCAGGGCAGCGCCACAGGTCTGGCCCTGCTGATCCAGTGCGCCGACGTGAAGGCCCGGGACATCTCGAAGGCCGAGATGCTGCAGTGGCGCCGCAACGGCCGCGGCTGGCAGATGGTCGAGCCGGTGAAGGGCGAGCTCGCCTACCACCTGATGACCAAGCCGAACCACACGGCGATGACCTGGCCGGAGTTCTGGCGGATGGTCGTGCTCCACCATGAGGTGGCGCAGAACGCCTACATCTACACCCCGCGCGACCGCGAGGACACGATCGAGGAGTACATCACGATCATGCCGGGCCGGGCCCGGATGCGCGTCAGCGACCGCGGCAACATCTTCTACGAGATCGTGGCCGCCACCGAATACGACCGCGCGGTTCTCGGCGACACGTACCTGATCGTGCCCGAGCACGAGATGATCCATCTGCGCGGGCGGCTCCTCGACGGCGTCAACGGTTTGTCGAACGTCGTTCTGGGGTCGCCGAACCTCGATCTGCTGTCCGCGATCGGGCGCTTTCAGACCAAGCTCTTCGGCAACGACGGCAAGCAGCCGCTGGTGTTCGAGACCAAGGAGGGCTTCCCCAACTCGGACATGGGCGAAGCGGCCTTCCGGCGGCTGAAGGATCAGCTGCGCGAGGCTGCCCGGCGGGCGAGCGGCACTGGCGAGGCGATCCTGCTCGAAGCGGGCCTCACCGCGAAGGCGATCGCGATCAACGCGGTGGACGCCCAGAGCAAGGACAGCTTCACGCAGGCCGTGATGCGGATCTGCGGCCTGATGGATGTGCCGCCGCACCGGATCTACGCGCTGGAATCGGTCGCCTACAACAACATGGCGTCGATGAACCGGCAGTATGTGAACGACTGCTTGATGCCGCTGGCGTTCAACTTCGAGACGAAGTTCCGGAACCACTCGCTGCCGCAGGACGACTGGCCTCGATACAGCCTCCAGTTCGACCGCTCGGCGCTGATGTCGAACGATCCGGACACGATCGAGAAGCTCGTGAAGACCGGCATGAGCACCGGCATCATGGAGATCGACGAGGCGCGCGAGATCATGCCGTTCCGGCTGAATCCGCTTGGACAGGGCGGCCAGGTCCGCACCGTGCCCGTCACCATGGCCCTCGTCGACCGGGCCGGGAACGTCATCCAGGCAGCCACCGGCCAGAACGCGACGCAGCCCGGCGCCGGTGAGGATGAGAGCCCCGACAACAACGCTGGCAAGGCCGGCCCACGGCTCGTCCATTCCGCAGGAGCAGCCTGATGCCCTCGAAGCGCGTCTCGATCGAAGAATACCTCGGCTCGCGCGGCTACGGCGGCGTGGAGCGCAAGCACTTCGCCCGGGATTCGGGCGTGATCATCAAGGCGGCCCACGTCATCGAGAAGGCGCCGAAGTTCGACAAGGAGGCGGGCACCATCCGCTTCGTCATGTCGGCCGAGATCGAGGACCGCGATCGCGACATCGTCGTGCAGGCCGGCCTCGACACCACCGAGTTCGAGAAGAACCCGGTCGCCCCGTGGTCCCACCGCGCCGGCGACCCGCCGGTGGGCACGTGGTCGGATCTGGAGAAGTCGCTCGGCGGCCGGCCGAAGCGCACAGAGGGCACGCTGACTCTGGTGAAGGGCGAGCCCATGGCGGACCGCCTGGCCGTGCACTTCGAGGCCGGCAGTGTGCGCGCCTGCTCGATCGGGTTCATGCCCATCGCGATCGAGCGCCGCGAGGTCCCCGAGGACCAGCAGGGCAACTACTTCTATCCGGGCTACATGATCCACGAGGCCGAGCTCTACGAGTGCTCGCCGTGCACCGTCCCGGCCAACCCCGCCGCGCTGGCCAAGGCCGCGGCCGCGGGCGACGTCATGGCCCGGGAGATGATCGAGGAGGTGCTCGACACCTGGTCGATCGAGAAGGGACTGATCGTCCCGCGCAAGGCGTTCGAGGTCGCCTACGATCAGGGCAAGGGCGGCGATCGCACCGTGGTGATGTTCGGCGGCAAATCCTTCGAGGTGAAAGCGGGCGAAGGCGACGAACCGGTCCTGGTGCCCGTCAAGCCGAGCGACGCCGAACGCTTCGCCGAGGCGATCGAGAAGGAGCCCGGGGTGCTCGCCCGGCTCGCTCAGGCGCTTGGCCTGAAGGGCAAGACCGAGGCGGCGGACCCGAAGCCCGAGGAGGACGGGCCCAAGCCCGCACCCGAGCCGACGCCCGAGCAGAAGCTGCGCGAGCAGTTCGCCAAGGACATTCCCGCGCTCGAAGCGCGGCACGCATTGCTCGAGGCGGAGGCCCGTGAGGCCGCCCTCGACGAAGAGATGGCGCTGCACAGCGCCGCTTGATCCGCCCGCAGCTAGCCGAGGCGGTAACCCGGTGGCGACCTGCGGGCGCGGCCACCCTTCAAGAGGAAATCCGATATGACTCTCAAGGAGCTTCGTCAGCGCCTGAAGGACGGTCGTGCACGGCTCGTCGACCTGAAGGCCAAGGCGTTCGCCGAGACCGCCTCCACCGAGGACCGGGACGCCTACACCGGCGGCCTCAAGTCCTGCGAGGACACGCTGGAGCTGATCAAGCTCGCCGAGCGTGATCAGGCGATCGAGGCGGCCGCCACCAAGGGAGCGAACGAGCCGGCCGGCGGCGGCGAGGGTGGCGAGCATCGCCCCTACGCGGCCCCCGCCAAGCAGGTGAAGGACGTCCAGAAGGCGCTCCTGCCGATCGCCGCCCAGGTGAAGGCCGCCATCCTCAACAAGCAGTCGCAGGAGAGCGGCTCCGGCGAGCGCATCAGCCCGGTCGACCTGCTCAAGCAGGAAGGCTACGGCGAGACGCTCAAGGAGTTCGACGCCAAGGCGCGCGAGCAGCGCTTCAAGGCCGGCCTCGCCTCGACCGTCTCCAACAACGTGCTCCTGCCGCAGCCGGTCGCGGAGGAGATCATCCCGATTCTCTACCCGGCCGCCACCTTCCTCCAGGGCAACCCGCGCCGCGTGCAGCTCATCGGCGGCACGTACCGGCAGGCCCGCGGCGTCGGCTCGGCGACCGCGGCCTACGTCGGCGAGGGCGCGAAGAAGCCGGTCGGCGCGCCCACCTTCGACGACATCGACATGCGCAGCCACAAGCTGGCCGGCATCGTCTACATGACCAACGAAGCGGCCAAGTGGACCATCGGCCGCCTCGAGGAATACGTCCGCAGCGACCTTCAGCGGGTGATGGGTCTGAAGATGGATTCGGCCATGTACTTCGGTACGGGCGTCGGAGCCACGCCGACCGGCATCTTCAACCAGCCGGGCATCACCGTCCTCGACGGCTCGGGCACCGGACTGTTCGCCAACAACCGGGCGCCGACCGTGGCCGAGCTCGACCGGGTCGCGTCCCGCATGATGCTGGCGATGACCGGCGCCAACATCGTCCGCTCCGACACCTGGAAGTGGACCATGGGCTACCGGTTCATGCAGTTCCTCGCGGATCTGCGTGATGGCAACAACAACCTGATCTACCCGGGCGTGGACGATCCGGTGAACCCGCGCTGGAAGGGCATCCGCATCCTGGTGTCCAACCAGTTCGCCGAGAACGGTGGCGCCAACACCGACGAGGGCGACCTCGGCCTCGTCGACTTCGGCCATGTGCTCTTCGCCGAGGAGGAGGGCATGACCATGAAGACCTCCACCGAGGCGACCATCGACGACGGCGGCACGCTCGTCCTGCTCTGGCAGCAGAACATGAGCGCGATCCTCTGCGAGATGCAGCACGACGTCGCCCTGGATCAGCCCAAGGCCGCGGTCCGGCTGACCCACGTCCGCGCGGGCTCGCCCTCCACCACCGCCGGCTGATCGCCGTCCGCATAGCCGCGCGCTGGCATCAGTTGGCGCGCGGCACGCCGCGGCGACGTCTTCGCCGACCCTTTCAGCATCACGAGGACGACGGACATGGCGAAGAACGTGGCCACGGTCGAGGATTTCCAGAGGATCAAGAACGGGGACACCGGCCTCGTGCCGATGTCGTTCCTGATCCCGACGATCACCGAGCGCGTCGGGGATATCCGCGGGGCCGAGCCCTATACGGCGCTGCGCTGGTACAACGACGGGCTGGCCGAGCCGATCGTGCAGCTGAACGCCGCGCCGGCGCAGCAGCGCCAGGCGCAGCTGGACACCGAGGCCGAGCGCAGGTCCGCCATCGAGATCCCGGCCGCCTGGGGTGAGAGCCACCGTCTCCAGCGCATCGCCCTGGCCAAGAAGATCTCCGGCAGCGATGCGGGCCTGAGCACCGAGCAGGCGGACAAGGTGATCCAGGACGAGCTCGCCCGGCGCACCGCCACGTCGGCCGCCACCGACGCGGGTGCGAACGCCCTGACCACGCAGCGGACCGTCACCCTCTGATGGCCGACGAGCACAAGGACGGCGCGGAGACCCCGCGCCCGACCCGCTCGTCCGATGCGGAGCTCGACCGCTACCGGGCAGACCGCCAGCGGCCGAAGGCCGTGACGCGGCCGGGCGCCGACAAGATGGCCCGGCCTGGCACGCTCCGCGGCTACGAGACGAAGTGAGGCGACGACGTGGACGTGCGCCGTATCTCCGATCCGCTGACGCTTGCGGCGAAGCTGCAGGTCGTCACGCGGGAGAAGGCGAAGGCGCATATGCGCGTGCGCCACGCCGATGAGGACGACCTGATCCAGGACCTCATCGGCGCCGCCTTCGATTTCCTGCACGGCCCCGACGGCTGGCTGAACGGCTACTGCCTTCTGGCGGAGGAGTTCGAGAGCTTCCTGCCGGCGATCGATACGACGGCCGAGCTGCCCTTGCGCCCCGTCAGCGACATCGACGCGATTGTGGTCGCCCGCCTGGTCAACGGCACCTATGAGCCGGCTCCCGCCGGCACTTTCGTGGCCGCGACCCAGGACAACTTCGCGGTGGTTGCGCGCCTGGCCGCCCCCGGCGCAGCTCCGACAACCGCTGCCGGCCCGCGGAGTTACCGCCTCGGCTTCTCCGCAGGGCACGTGGATCCGGATGCGGTGCCGATGCCGCTCAAGCAGTCGATCCTGCTGCTTGTCGGCCACTGGTACGTGAACCGGGAGGTCGCGGCCGGGACCGTCCCACGCGAGATCGAATATGGTCTGCGAAGTCTCGCTGGCCGCTACCGCGTGAGCCCGAACCATTCGTGAGGCTGGCAGCCTGACCGTCTCGGTCGGCCTTGGGCCGGCCCGCTAGCTTCATCTGGATCGAGGAGGCCTCGCCATGCCGCTGCCGACCAGCGCGCCCCAGACCGCAGAGACCGCCTATCGGCTGGTCATCGCCACGGCCCAGACCTGCTCCGTCAACCTGCGGGGCCTGAAGGGGCTGATCGATGCAGGAGCGCGCGTCCCGCTCGTCGCGCTGGTCGGCCTGTACCAGGCGCTCAACGGTTCTCAGGGCGTCGGCCGTTCGATCCAGGGCGTGGAGGGGCTGGCAGAGTACGCCAAGGAGGCGCTGCTGGCCCCTGACTACGACATCGACGCGGAATTCATGCGCTCGATCATCGCGTGCAAGGCCGTCACCGACTGGCTTCTGGCGAACCTGCCGAACGACGGCGCCGGCGGCTATGTGGGCTGGATCCACGAGGGCGACGGCCAGATCGTGCCGCTGACCGTCGCGGCCGACACCCTCGCGCCGCTCGCTGCGCTGATCGACAGCGCCTTGGCGACGTTCGCGTAGCCTATGGCCCTGTGGACTCCCCTCAACCTCAAGAGCGTCACGCTCGAGGGGTGGTATCGGACCAAGGACCCGTTTGGCGCTGTCGCGCCCGGTGCTGACGTCCTGTCGGGCGGGGTCCCGGGCAACTGGGTCGACCGTTCCGGCAAGGGGCGAACCCTCTTCCTGGAGGGATCGGGCCTCACGTGGAACCCGGATGCGTTCGGGACCGGCAAGCCCGGGATCGAGAGCAACGGCAATGGCGGCTGGCGCACCGCGGCGGGGCAGGCTTATCCGCCGAACCTGCCGCTGGGCACCGGCGCCGTCTTCCGGCAGAACGCGGACGACAACGACAGCCGGCTGATCTCGCTGATCACGCCGAACGGGTCTGACCCCTTCGACAGCGCCGGCGTCATCCCGCTGTGCTTCATCTCCGGCCCCGGCAAGCTCAGTTACTGGTACGGGTTCAACCAGGCCTCGACCACGATCCCGGTTGGGGCGCCGGCCATGATCGACGGCGTCCCGACGTCGTTGACGGATTACAAGACCGCTCTGAACGGCGTCGACGGCGGCAGCAGCTCGCACGCCAATCTGAGCAAGTACCAGATGGATCGGCTGGGCGTCATGCGCACCGGCCAGGGCGGCAACTCGCCGAAGGGCGCATTCGCCGAAGCGATCCTCTGGTCGGGCGTGATCTCGGCCGCCGAACTGGCGCAGTGGCAGGGCTACCGCGCCTGGAACAACGGGCTGCAGGCCCTGCTGCCGGCCAACCACCCGTATGCCGCTGCTCCGCCGACCGTTGCGGACACCGGGGGCGGCACGCCGACGCCGACGCCGACGGATTCCCGCACCGGCGCCGGCACCTCGACCGCGCCGGCCTACGCTACCGGCACAGGACAGAAGGCCGCTCGAGGCGCCGGCGCCGAGACGGCGATCGGCGCTGGCACCGGCACAGGCCGGAAGGGCGGTAAGGGATCGGCCACCGAGACGGTCATTGCCGCGGCGACCGCTTCGGGCCGGAAGGCCGCGCCTGGTAGCGGTCTCGCCACGGCCACCGCCGCGGAGACGGGCGCGGGCCGCAAGGCCGCCGCCGGCGCGGGCTCCGCCTCAAGCACCGCGGCGGCCACCGTCACCGTCGCCCCGGTCAAATCGGTCCAGGGCAACGGGCTGGCCACGGCCACCGCGGTCTCGACCGGGTCCGGCCGGAAGGCAGGGCAGGGCAGCGGCCTGGCCGCGGCCACCGGCACCTCGACCGCGTCGGGCCGCAAGGCGAGCTCCGGCTCCGGCCTAGCGACGTCGCCCGGGTCGACCAGCGGCGTCGGGGATAAGCCTGGGGCCGGCACGGGTGAAGCCAGCGCTGAGGCCTCGACCTTCGGCGCCGGCCGGAAGAGCGTCACCGGCGCCGGCACGGCCTCCGCGGCCTCGGCAGCGCAGGGATCGGGGCGGCGCGCGACCTCGGGCGCTGGCTCAAATACCGCGACTGGCACCTCGACCGGGACCGGCACCGCGCATCGCTCCGGCGCTGGCGTGGCCTCGGCCCAAGCGGCGGTTGCCGGCAGCGGCTCGACCGCCCGCCGCGCGACAGGCTCCGCCGATGCCTTCGCCGGCGCTGTCGGAACGGGCAACACGGCTCGCCGCGGCTCAGGCAACGCAACCGCGACCGGCTCCACCGCCGGGACTGGAGTCGCCCAGCAGGCCGGTGCCGGATCCGGGGCGACCCAGGCGACGGGATCTCTTACGGGAGCCGGCCGGAAGTCGGCCTTCGGGTCCGGCACGGCCGCCGGCACCGCTGCCGCCACCGGACGCGGGCGCAAGGCGAGCTCCGGTGCTGGCCAGGCCGTTGGCGTCGGGTCCGGGTCAGCCAGCAGCGCTCACTCGGCCGCCGGGGCCGGTCCAGCCTCGGCCATCGCATCCGGCGCCGGCACCGGGCGCAAGTCGGTCCGCGGTGTGGGCACGGCGAGCGCCGCAGCGGCCACCACCGCCACGGGCCGCCGCTCGATCACCGGGCCAGGCCGGGCGACCGCCGCGACCCTGACGATGGGGCGGGGCCGCAAGGGTGCATTCGGGACTGGCGCGGCGACCGCTGTGATCCGCGTCACCGGCCTCAACGGGAACACGACGATTGCCGCGGAGCCGATCCGGCTACGGGGCACGAGAGCCGCGCCGGCGTCCCTGCTCGGCGCTCGGCAGCAGTCAGCCTCTCTGCACGGGGCCAGGCAAGGGCCGGCGGTGCTCAAGGGCAGGCTTTAGGCACAGACGGAGAAGGAAAGCACCATGTCGAACTTCCTCAATGCCGCGAAGGCCACCATGCTGGACGCGCTCGCCGCGCAGGCTGGCTTCGTCGGGCTGCACACCGGCGACCCGGGCACCACCGGCGCCAACGAGATGACTGGCACCGGCTATGCTCGCGCCGCGGTCACCTGGGGCGCCACGGCGAACGGCGCCAAGCAGGGCGTCGGCGCCAAGCAGACTGTTCCGGCCGGCAAGACCGTGGTGCAGCTCGGCATGTGGTCGGCGGCGACCGGCGGCACCTTCCTCGGCCCGCTCGACTGCCCGGATGAGGCCTACACGAGCGCCGGCGATTACACGGCGACGCTGAACCTTGCCCTGACCGACGCGGCGTAAGGCTCGCTCGGTGGCCTACGACAACCCGCCTTTTTCGGTCCGGCGCGGTGACGATCGCCTGATCGAGATCGACGTCGCCGATGCGGATGGCGCTGCGATTGATCCGACCGGCCTCAAGGTCCGCCTGACCTATGGGAAGGGCGCCGGCCGAGCGATCAAGACCATCACCGAGGCCGATCTGACGGTGGTCGGCAAGAAGATCGTCTATCGGATGCGGCCGGCCGAGACCGAGGCCCTCGAGGCCCTCGCGACCTATTGGGTCCAATGCCGCGTCACGTTCCCGGATGGGACCACGGACGGGTTCCGCGAGACGGTCACGACCGGATCGTTCTCCGTCGAGCAAACGCAGTAGCGCGGCAGGCTGATCGATGCCCATCGCTGCCGGCAGCATGAATCAGCGGGTGCAGTTCCTGCGCCGCATCGCGGGCTCGTATCAGCCGCTCGGCTCGGTGCAGTGGGCCCGCCTGCAGTTCGAGCGCGCGGTCACCATCAGCGTCGTCGGCGTGCCGTTCCAGGGGCGCGGCGGCAAGCTGACTGTGCGCGCGTGCGACGTCACCCGGGGGCTCACCACCGGCGATCGGCTGCGCATGGATGGCGAGGAGTTCGCGATCACCATCCGCAAGGCTGCCGAGGTCGCGGTCGACGACGTCCACCTGGAGATCGAGTCCGCGCCGACGCCGGCCCTGTATGCGGCCGAGATGGAGCGCCGCGGCGAGGTCGTGTCGCTCCGGCGGAGCACGCCGAACAGCACGCCCACCTCCTACGACGCTGAAATCGACGTGCGGGCGATCGTCACCGGCTACGCGCCCAGCGAGCTCGTGGGCGGCATCAACCAGGGCGACAGCCGCGTGATCCTGCTGGCTGCCGACGTGGCCGCCGGCGGCTTCCCGGCACCGATCGAGACGGGGGGGTTGGACACCGTCTGGATCAACGGCCTGCAACGCACCTTCAAGAGCGTGGACGACAACACGCACCGGATCGCGGGCGTGCTGCTCGCGTACGACTGCACGGTGCGGGGCTGATGCCGTCCGGATCCAGCGCGTCGGTCCGCGCCGCCGTGGCGCAGGCGCTGTCGCCCGAGAAGCGCCGCCTCATCGTCACCGCAGCGGCCCGCGAGGCTGCACAGCGGGCGGAAGCGGCCTATCGCGCCGAAACCGGCCTTCCGCCCGGGCACGATACGGTGGTGGACGGGCGCGCCCATGCCTCGCTCGACCGGCTCAACCCGGACCGGGGCGAGGTCGTCTTCCGGTTCGCGCGTGTCACCGAGGCGCTCGCCTGGATCTACGACCAGATCGTCACCCACTCGCCTCGGCTGACCGGCCGGTTCGCTGCCTCGCACATCCTGCTCGCCGACGGGCAGCGGGTCGACCCGAAGAACCCGCCCGCGGCTGCGCGCTACGTGTTCATGAGCCTCGCGCCCTACGCCAAGAAGATCGAGGAGGGGCAATCCTCCAGCGCGCCGACCGGCGTCTACCAGGCGGTGGCCGTGCTGGGGGAGCGCCGGTTCGGCAACAGCGTGAGCGTCGGGTTCGGCTACGAGTCGCCGCTCGTCGACTACATCGCCGGCGCGCATGGCCGAGGGGCCCGCGCCCTGCTCCGCCAGCAGCCCGTGCGCGTCGCCGGCATGAAGCTGGAGCGCTCGACGCGCGTCCCGATCATCACCGTCACCTTACGCTGAGGTCCCGTGGCCAAGCAGCATGTCGTCGCGACGGTGAAGCAGGTGCTCGCCGGCTGGTCCCCTGTGGCCGGAGGCAAACCGGTCATCGTCTTCCCGAACGGGCCGGAGAAGCCCCCGCCGGCGCCGGCGCCGTACCTCATGGTGCAGTTCCCGGTCTCGAACGAGAGCCGCACCACTCACAGCCGAACCTACGTCGAAGAGGGCGCGGTGCGAGTCGTGATCCTCGCGGCGCGGGGGAACGGCACCGACTGGCCGCTCGAACGCGGCGAAGAGATCGCAAAGCTGTTTCGATCGCGGAAGGTCAACGGTGTCGAGTTCCTGACGCCGACTTCCCCGCTCATGAACGACGACAATGACGACGGCAACTATTTCCGGACGTCTGTGATCGTTCCGTACACCTATCACTTCGACGATCCCGAATAGATCGCCCGAAGGATTGTGATGGCCGCGCCGCCCAGCGCGTGTCGATCCGAACAACTCTGCGGCATGGGCAGCCGTGACAATTACAAAGGACACCTGTCATGGCGATCAAAACCGCCTCCGGCACTCGCATGTGGATCGGCCCTGCCATCGATCCCGACAACGTCACGCTGGTCAGCCTGAAGGCGATCACCACCGGCTGGGTCGAGATCAAGAAGGTCGAGAGCTTCGGCGACTACGGCGACGAGAATTCCTCGGTCAGCTTCTCCGAGGTGGGCCGCGGCCGCGTCGAGAAGGCGAAGGGCCAGGCCGACGCCGGCACCATGGCCGTCACCGTCGGCGTCGTGCAGGGCGATGCCGGTCAGGCGGCGATGGTCGATGCGCAGGCGTCGAAGTCGAACTTCGCCTTCCGCATCGAGACACCCGACGCGCCGATCGATGGCGATCCGAACACCATCGAATACTTCGCCGGCCTCGTGATGAGCAAGCGGAAGAGCGTGGGCACGACGGACAACGTCCTCAAGCGCACGTTCAACATTGGCATCAACTCCGAGATCTTCGACGAGCTCGGCAACATCGCCTGATCCAGATCACTGACCGCCGCCCCCTCCTCGGCGGCGCGTGAGTGACGGACGTGGCGGCTGTCGGGGCCGCCACGTCCACCACCCGCACCCCGGCATCCCCGACGAACAGGAATCTCGACATGGATCTTTCGACCCTCGACACCACCGCGAGCGCCGAGGCCGGCGCGAAGATGGAGGTCGTGCACCCGACCACCGGCGCCGTCCTGGTGCAAAGCGACGGCAAGCCGATCTCGGTGATGCTGGCCGGTGAGGACAGCGATCGCTATCGCAAGGCCGACCGCCGCATCTCGAACCGCCGTCTCGCGACTGCGTCCACCGGGCGCCGCGTGCGCGCCACCGCCGAGGGCATCGAGGCCGATCGCCTGGAGGTGCTCGTCGCCTGCACGATCTCCTGGGAGGGTATCGGCTTCGACGGTGGCGAGAAGGAATGCACACCCGAGAACGCGCGTGAGGCCTACAAGAAACTGCCCTGGCTGCGCGAGCAGGCCGATGCCTTCATCGTGGACCGGGCAAATTTCTTGAAGGCGTAGCCGAGCAGCTGGTCCAGCACGGCGAACGGAGCGCGGCGTCCCAGGGCTACCAGGGCACGCCTCCGTTCGTCCTCGACTACGTCTGGCGCTGGTACTGCGAGTTGAGCAGTGCCCGGACCAGCAACGGCTTCGGCCTCAATCCGCTATCGTTTTGCGAGATCGAGGCGTGGGCCCGGCTCAGCGGCGTCGAGCCCACGCCCTGGGAAATCAGCCTGCTGAAGCGTCTCGACATGGTGACGCTGGCCAACCATCGCAGCAACGCCGCCGATCGTGACGGTGAGCCGGAGTTCGAGGCCGCGGCGGACGATATCGCCGGGGTCCGGGCAGTGCTGTCCGATCTCAAGGCCCGGGCGAAGGCGAAGTTCGGGAAGGGCTAGCCGCGGCGCCCGCGCCGCTTTGGCGATGCCTCTTCCGGCGCCTCGCACCGGTAGGCCTCTCCGATCCCCTTCGCGCCCATAATCCCTGTTTGCGTATCGACCAGGAGGAGGCTGTTGCCGTTCACGGCGGCGGCCTTCTCCTGCATCTCAGCGATCATGTTGTCGTAGCCCAGACCGCCTAGCGCACCCCCAACGAGCGACGACCCGCGCACCTCGCCGAGGCGCTGGCAGCCCGCGACGGCAGCCTGATCTCGGACGATCCTGACAGTCTGAGCATGCGCTGTGCCCGCCACGAAGCAGGCCAAGGCCAGCGAACCTACGACCCATCGCACCATTCCAGCCTCCCGTGTCCGGCGCGCCTCTTAGCGCGACGAGCGGGTAGCCGCACCTGGAGATCTCCATGGCTGCCGCAGAACAGCACGTCGAAGAGTGGGTCTTCCGATACACCTCGGAGGGCGACGCCAAGGCTCGCGCGAGCGCGGATCAGCTCACCGGCTCCCTCGACAAGCTCTCGGGTGCGCAGGATCGGTCCGCAGCCAGCAACGACAAGGGCATCGCTGCGTCGGATCGGGCCGCCCGGGCAAAGGCGAGCCAGGAGGCCGCGGCCGCGAAGCTCCAGCGCCAGATCGAGGCGGAGAACCGCGCGCTTGCAGCCTCCGAGGCTGCCCAGAATGCTGCGGCGGCCGCCACGGGCGGGCTCACTGCCTCGCAGCTGCGGGCGATCGACGCTTATGCGGCGGCAACCCGGGCCGGCAACGACAACGCCGCGGCGGTGGGCCGCCAGGGCGAGGTGTTCAAGGCGGCCGGCAAGACCATCGCCGAGCATCCGGTGCTCGTGCTGGCGGCAAGCGTCGCGGCAGCTCGCGCCCTGTCCGGCCTCGCGACTTCAGCTGCCGGGTCCCTCGGTGCGGCGTCCGCCTCGACGGCGGCGTTCGCCGAAGGTGCCGCGGGCATGGGACCGGCCGTTGTTGCTGGAGCCACGCTGGCTGCACGTGGGCTGGCAGGCTTGTCGACCGGCGCCACTGCTGCGGCCGGTGGGCTGGGCCTTTATGCCGAGAAGGTCGCCGGCTTCACCACCGCCACGAGCTTGCTGTCGCGCGGCCTCACCTTGATCCCGCCGCTGTTCCTGCCGATCGCCGCCGCCTTCGTGGCGTTCGAGGTCGGCTCGGCCGTCTTCAGCAAGGCGTATGCGGATCTCCAGCGGCTGATTGACCTCGGCGAGAAGGCGCAGAGGCTCGATGTCGGGGCGGCGTTCCTGAAGAGCTTCGAGTCGCTCGGGCCGAAGATCCAGGCGACCGGCGATCAGATGGATGCCGCGCTATCGAAAGCGACAAGCTTTCTGAAGATGAACTGGGGGCAGGACAACAACAACCTATCCAAGATGTTGAACGACATCACCGCGACGGGGGCGGCTGGGGCGGGCGGTCTGAAATCCACCGCGCTCGCCGACACCGCCACGACGACAGAGGAGCGCATCAAGGCCGCTGTCGCCGGCATGAAGGAGCTCGACGAGCTCGGCCTCCATCTCGCCAGCCTGAAGGTCGGCGACGCGGTGTTCGGCGCCGACTTCATGGAGCGGCTCCGTACCGGGCAGACCACCATCGCACAGCTCAGCGCCGACCTGGAGGCGGCCAGCCAGAAGGAGGTGCTGAACCAGGACCAGGTCGACCGTGCCGTGGCCCTGAACCGGGCCATCTCGGATACCAAGCAGGCGATCAGCGACGCCTGGGCGGTGAACGTCGATTTCAGCGCGGCCGCCACCCTGCTGAACGAGATCTGGTTGAAGATCCTTCAGACGGTGCTGTTCCTCGTCCAGACGCTGAACGATGCCATCTCCGCGGTCACCGCCTTCGGAGCCGCGGTCCTGTCCTCGATCGGTGGCGCCTTCGATGTTGCATACAGCAAGGCGACGGCGTTGCTGTCCACTCTCGGCATCATCGCCAAGCAGCAGGCCGCTGTTGAGGTGCAGGGGCCTCCTGAAGCCGCCGGTCCCGCCCCGCAGAAGATCACCGGGCGCGATCTGGGGTACGTTTCGACGGTCGTCGATGGCCGCAAACTTGAGCGGGCAGCTGCCGGCGCCAAGCAGGCAAAGCAGGCCGCCACCGATGCGGCGTCCTCCTACGACAACCTGATCCAGAAGACGAAGGATCACATCACCGAGCTCGACCTCGAGGCGCAGTACGTCGGCAAGGATGCCGACGCGGTGATCAAACTGAAGCTGGCCAACCAGCTGGCCCGTGCCGCCCAGAAGGACGGCACCGAGGTCACGGCCGAGATGCGCGCCGAATGGGACCGGCTCGGCGACACCCTGGCCGCCAGCACCAAGCGCCTGGAGGAGACGAAGCGCGCCTACGAACAGATGAAGGAGGGACAGCGCGAGCTCGCCAGCGAGTTCGGGGAGTTCGCCGACGATCTGATCCTCGGCGGCAAGAAGATGAGCGAGGCCTTCACGGGCCTGGCCAAGACGCTGAGCAGCAACGCCCTGAAGGCGATCATCTCCGGCGAGGGGCCGTTGGCTGGTCTGCTCGGCACCGCCTCCACGGAGAAGGGCCAAATCGGCGGTCTGCTTGGTGGCGGCTTCAACTTCAGCAGCCTGCTCGGCGGAGGGTCGAACGCAGCGGGCTCACCGCTGCCCGGCGCGCAGGGCCCTTCGCTGCCCAGCAGCGGCCTGTTCGGCGGCTTGTTCGACGGCGACAAGATCTCCAACGCGCTCGGCCTCGGCGCAGAGTCCGGCATTGGGAAGGCTCTGGGAGACGCCCTGAAGCCGCAGAAGGCTGGCGGCGGGATCCTGTCGTCGCAGCTTGGTCAGGGACTCACCTCGGCAGCGGTCGGTGGATCCCTCGGCTACAGCAGCCAGTCGCCGCTGATCGGCGCCGCCGGTGGGGCGCTCGCTGGATTTGCCACTGCCGGCCCGATCGGCGGGTTGATCGGTGGCGCTGCGGGCATCCTTGGCGGCCTGTTCGGTGAGAGCCAGGCCAAGAAGGAGGCGAAGAAGAAGCTTCAGCAGGAGTTGCAGGCCCGGAAAGAAGCCCTCGACCAGGCGCGCCCGCAGATCGAGGCGCTGGCCATCCAGTTTGAAGGCGGCTCGATCGGCAACGTCGGCAAGCAGATCGTCGACGCCGAGGCCCAGATGCGCCAGGCGGCCAAGACCGCCAGCGACGGCGGGGACCGGGCGCTCGCCGACAAGCTGGTGAAGGACTACCAGACATATGTGGCCCGCATGACGGCGCAGTTCGCCGACGGGTTCAACGGCATCCTCGCCGAGGTCGAGGCCGGCTTCGGGACCAGCGGCCCGTTCTCGCAGGCGCTGTCGTCGGTCCAGTCCCTCGGTGAGGCGCTGAAGGGCTTCGTCGCGGATGCCGGCCGGATCTCGCCCGCCGCTACGCAGGCGGCCCGCGGTGCCGCGGTGCAGGGCGCGCTGTCGGCCCTGAACCCGACCCCGCAGCTGTCCGAGACGCAGACCGAGTTCGACCGCATCCAGGGCACGGCCGCCGGCCTGAGCCAGGTGCTGAAGGATCTCGGTCTCTCCGCCGATCAGGCCGCGCAGGCGATCAACGACGGCACCAACAAGGCGCTGGCCGCGCTCGCGGAGAAGTTCGACACGGACCTCGACCGAAAGATCAACGCGGCCAAGGGCAAGGACTATCTCAACGACGCCTCCGACCTGCTAAAGGAGGTCGCCAGCCTCAACGACGATGCCGCACGGCTCGGCCAGGACGGCAGCAAGGTCGGCGATTACTTCTCGGCCGCGGCCCAGAAGATCGTCGACAACTCGCAGCTGGTCGGCGACGCCTTCAACGAGCTGATCAGCGCGTTCCCGCAGCTGGCCGGCGTGGTCCATGCGTACAGCGCCGAGACCAGCAAGACCGCGATCCAGGCGCAGCAGGAGGCGGTGCAGGCCGCCCAGGAGGCCGCGCAGAAGCTCTCCGAGATCCGGGACCGGAAGCGCGGCTACGAGGATCGAGCCGTCGCGATCAACTTCGGCGACAACAGCCTCCAGTCCAAGATGCTGCTGTTCGAGCGCAACGCGGAATGGGACCGCTGGACCGAGGGCGCCAAGGGCAACCAGGCGATCGACGACCTGATCGCGACGCAGGACCTCGAGCGGCAGAAGCTGATCTTCGACTACAACCAGGCCGTGAACGACCGGCGCCAGAACTTCGGCACCCGGCAGCTGACCGCGCAGAGCGATAACAGCTTGTCGTCCCAGCTCGGCATCTTCGATCGCAACGCCGTCAAAGAGCGCCAGGATGAGGTGAAGGCTGGCGGCAACGCGCTCGTGCAGCTCGAAGCGGCGCAGGCGGCCGAGCGCTGGAAGATCGTTAAGGCCTACTACGATGCGGTCAACGACCGGATCCGGACGTTCAACGATCGCGCCTTCGCCGCGACGAACGACGAGAGCACGCTCGGCGGCAAGCTGGCGGCGTTCCAGCGCACGGCTGCCCAGCAGCAGGTCGAGGAGGCCAAGGTCGGCGGTGAGGCCATGGCGGCGCTCCTCCAGGCCCAGGGCGCTGAGCAGCAGAAGATCATCAACGACTACTACAAGGCGGTGCGGGACCGGCAGACCGGATACCAGGACCGGGCGTTCGCGGCGGGCAACGACGGGACCACGCTCGCCGGCCAGCTGGCCGCCTTCGAGCGTCAGGCGGAGAAGGATCGGCTCGCCGAGCTACAGGTCGGCGGCGAGGCCATGCTCGACCTCACCCGGGCCCAGGAAGCGGAGCGGGCCAAGATCATCCGCGACTACTACGAGGCCGTGAACCAGCGGATCCTGTCGTTCCAGGACCGCACGTTCGCCGCCACGAACACGACGGACCTGGCTGGGCAGCTGGCGGCGTTCGATCGGAGCGCCGCGGCGGAGCGGCTCGCCGAGATCAAGTCGGGCGGCGAGGCCCTGACCGCGTTGATGGTCGCGCAGAACGCCGAGCGGCAGAAGCTGGTCGACGAATACAACGAGGCGATCACCGAGCGGCGCGCCGGCTACCAGGATCGCACGTTCGCGGCGGCCAACGACAACAGCCTGTCGGGGCAGCTCGCCGTGTTCGAGCGGCAGGCCCAGAAGGAGCGGGCCGAGGAGATCAAGGCCGGCGGCGAGGCGATCCTCGACCTGACGGCCGCCCAGGAGGCCGAGCGCGCCAAGATCGTGAAGGATTACGGCGACGCGGTGAAGGCGCGGATCTCCAGCAACGAGGACCGGCTCTTCGCGGCGAACACCGACACCGACACGCTCGCCGGGCAGCTCGCTGCCTTCGACCGGAGGTCGGCCCAGGAGCGGCTCGAGGAGGCGAAGGCGGGCGGCGAGGCGATGACGTCGCTGGAGGCTGCACAGGCGGCCGAGCGGCTGAAGGTGATCGAGGACTTCAACAAGCAGGCGAAGGCCGCCTTCGACGACTTCGCCAACACCATCAAGAAGTTCCTAGAGCAGATGCTGGCCGGCAGCAGCTCGCCACTATCACCCGAGGATCGCTTGAAGGCTGCCCAAAGCCAGTACGACGAGCAGCTGAAGCTGGCCCAGGGCGGAGACAAGACCGCGCTCGGCGGCATCACGGGCTACGCGCAGTCGCTGCTGGACGCAGGCAAGGTCTACTATGCCTCGAGCCAGGCGTTCCAGGACATCTTTCAGCAGATCTACGATCAGCTCGGGAAGCTGCCGGATCAGGTCGGCCAGAAGGCCTTCGGCGACATCGGCTCGGCGACGGGCGGCAGCGCGCTGTCGAACACCGTGACGTCGATGATCGCGGCTCAGAACGCCTCGTCGGTCAGCCCGGCGAACGATGTGGGCCCAGACGCCCCGACGGCCACTCCGCGGGTGGCGGTTCCGGTCAACCAGGATGCGGCCTTGCTCGCCGAGCTGAAGGCGATCGGTGCCCGCCTCGATGCCCTGCGCGACGACGTCAAGGAGAACACAGGCGTGGACGAGGAGGGCCACCTCCAGACGATCCAGGCGGTCAAGGACGTCGGATCGACCCTGGCCAAGGGGAACCGCGATAGCTCGCGGCGTGAGGTGGCCTAGTGACCATCTACGCGCTCGAACTGCAGGCCCACACCGGCGCTGGCGGCGTCAAGACGTTCTATGCCGCCAGCGCCGCCTACAACACCGGTGCCGCCGATCTGCCGGCGCACCAGCACTTCCATCCGTCGCTCGAGACGCCGGCCAACTTCGAGCGGCACCTCTTCGCGGAGGGCAGCACCGGGGGCGCCTCGACCATCGCGTTCGGCGAGATCGTTCTAGCGAACGCGCACGGGCGCTACGACGACTGGGCGGATTACAGCTTCAACGGCCGGCCGGTGATCGTCCGGGTGCTCCAGCAGGACATCTTCGGGGCGGCGAAGGGGCTCTACAAGGACGCGCCGATCATGCTCCGGGGCACGATCGAGAGCCTCGACATCACCGACGTGTTCAAGACGATCCGGCTCCGGATCCACGACCGCCTGGCCGACCTCGACAAGCCCCTGCTCACCACCCGGTACGCCGGCACGACCACCTCTGCCGGCGCGACCGCGGAGGGCCCGGTGACGCTGAAGGACACCGTGAAGCCTCGGCTCTACGGCCTGGTCCGGAACCTGACCCCGGTCGACGTGAACCCGTTCAACCTGATTCGTCAGGTCTCGGACCGGCCGTGCTCCTCGATCCAGGTCTACGACGGCGGCCTGCCGCTGACGCTGAATGGGGACTACGCGAACCTGGCGGCTCTGACGTCGGCGAGCGTGACGCCGGGGCAGTACGCGACCAGCCTGGTGCTCGGGCTGATCCGCCTGGGCGGCACCCCGGCGCTCGGCATCACCGCGGACGCGATCGCGGCCGGCCCCCGGGACTGCGCGTCCCTGGTTCGGCAGATGCTGTTCGACCTCGACATGGTCTCGGCCGACCTCGACAGCGCGTCCATCGCGGCCCTGACCGCGCTCAACGGCGCCAGCTGCGGCCTGTGGGTGAACGACGATCGCACGGCGCTCACGGCGATCCTGCGCATGTTGCAGTCGGTGGGCGCATGGTTGGTCCCGAACGCCCAGGGCGTGTTCGTGGTCGGCCGCCTGGACCTGCCCGCCGGTCAGGCTCCGGCTGCGGCTTTCCGCGAGTGGCAGCTGCGCGGCGACATCAAGCGCATGGCGCCGAACGACGAGAACGGCGGCATCCCGGCCTACCGCTGCACGGTCCGGTACGCGCAGCTGGCGACCGCGATGACGGAGGATCAGCTCGCCGGCGCCGTGACCGGAGCGCGTCGCGCTGCCTTGCAGCTCGAGTGGCAGGAATCGGTGGCCGAGGATGCCTCGGTGAAGGTCATGCACCTCCAGGCGAAGGAGCTGACCTTCGACACCTGCCTGACCGAGCCCGCGGACGCGGCAGCCGAGGCCGCCCGCCGGCTCGCGATCTACCGGGTCCGCCGGGACATCTGGCAGTTCCGGGTCAGCGTGCTCGGCCCCGGCTACATGCCCAGCCAGGGAGGCGTGGATCCGTTCGCTCCGACCCTGCGGGTGGGGAGCATCGTCTCCTTGCAGATGACCCGGTTCCTGAAGACCGCAAAGCCGCTCGTCCTGATCGGTCGCGTCGATGACGCGGTGGCGGACGCCATCGAATTCAGCGCCTGGGGCTGACGGATGCCGCAACAGAACCTCGCCCTCATGTACGAGAACCGCGTCGACCTCGACGGCGTGGTGCTCGGCGGAGGCTCCTGGCAGACCGGGTCGCTGGGGCTGAACAACCTCCGGACGCCGTACCTGCCCGAGGTCGCCCGGACGACGAGCACAGATCCGGCCGACACCAAGTTCAACTGCACCCTGCCGAAGACCTTCAGCATCGGCGGGATCGCGCTCGGGCCAACCAACCTGCGGGCGACCGCGCAGATCCGGATCCGCGCCTACACCGACCAGGGCAAGGCCAACTTGGTCGACGACAGTGGCCTGCTGACGCTGCCCAGCAACGCGGTCGACAGCTTGACCCTGGCCTGGGAGGACGCCGGCTTCTGGGAAGGGGTGACGCAGGAGTTCGACGACATCGGCCGCGGCATCGGGAAGGGCGCGACCTTCATCTACATCCCGAAGTTCCGATTTGTCGCCGGTTACATCGAAGTCGAGATCTTCGACAAAGGTAACCCCGACGGCTACTTCGATATCGGCCGCTTCTTCGCCAGCCGCACCTGGCGCCCGCCCAAGAACTACGAAGAGGGCAGCAACTCCCTCGACTTCGAGGCGGTCACGGATGAGGAGATGGGCCGCAGCGGCACCCTCTTCCACAACGCCCGCGCCATCCGGCGGATCTTCAAGTTCGCCTTCTCGTACCTGCCGGACACCGAATTCCGGGAGATCTACCAGATCGCCGTGCGGTCCGGGATCCACAATCAGGTCGTGGTCGTGCCGAATCCCGGCGACCCCAGCACCTTCCTCCGTGAGGCCTTCATCGGGACGCTCGGGCAGATGCCGAGCCTCCGCCGGATGAGCACGCCCAACATCGCCACCGAGTTCGTCGCGAAGGAATCGCTCTGATGCCCCTGACCACTGCCCAGCAGGCGGCGCTCGATCGCCTCAAGTCGTTCTACGATGGCGACAACCCGTACAACTCGGTCACCAACCCGGGCGGCTTCCGCCAGGGCGGTCACCTCTACAACTTCGTCCCGGCTCTGAAGGATCTCGCGACCGTCATCGCCGGCGCCGCGGCGCTCGCAGTCGAGGTGGCCACCAACTCGGCGCAGTCGCCCAAGGCCGTGCGGGTCGACGGCGCCCAGAGCTACACGGACGCTGAAAAGGCGCAGGGCCAGGCCAACCTCGGCCTCGCTGCCGTGCTCACGTCGTTCGTGGCGAAGGCCGGTGGAACGATGACGGGCGTCCTCAACATCGCGATGAACTACGCCCAGATCAACTTCACCCAGGTCGGGGGCACCTATGACAAGGAGGCCTGGGCCGCCCTTATCAGCGGCGGCGACGGCAAGCTCTACTTTCAGAAGCAGAAGGCCGGGGCGTATTTCAGCAATCCGCTGGTCGTGAGCGAAGATGGTGGAATTTCCACGGCTCAGATCGGTGATCTCAACACGCGCATCGAAGCGCGTGCGCTGGCGTATGCCGCTCAGCGTCTGCCGCTGACCGGGGGTGCGCTTACGGGCTCTCTTGCCGCTCCATTTTTCGTCGCCAATGGCACGGACGGAAACTCCGGGTATCAACTCAACTCTCGCACCAACTCCAACGACAACGTTCTGACGGTCAATCAGGGCGGCGTTTATAGCATCTACAATCAGAAGGCCGGCTATTCCCCGTTCAATCTGAACGTAACGACCGGTGCAATCAACACTCGCGAGTTTGGAGATCTGAACACCCGTATCGAGGCCCGCGCCAAGGCATTCGCCGACGCTGCGCAGGCAGCAGCGGCAGGCGAGTCCGTCTCGCTCGCTGGCGACACGATGAGCGGCGATCTGACCATCTCGAAGGGCGGAGCGTCCCTCTGGCTTAAACAGTCCGGTGGAACTTACGACGGAAAGCAGTGGAGACTTTATCACTACGAGGGCGACAGCAATTTATATCTTCAAGACTTTACTGGCAGCTCCATCGTAGCCAACACCCATTATTTCAGCCGTGACGGCTCCGTATGGACCAAGCAGTTCGGTGATCTGAACGCCCGCATCGAGGCCCGCGGTCTCGCCTATCAGCAGGTCGCGCAGGCATCGGCGGTCCGTAAAGACCAAGCGTCGCGCCAGGACATGTCGGGCGATCTTCTGGTCAGCAAGGGCTATCCGGTGCTCGGGATGAATTACCCGAACGTGTTCTATTCCGGCTGGATGGTTCGTGAGGATAGCCGCACGCACCTCATGAACATGAGCTCGAACGGCAGCCTCTTCAACATCGGCTCGGATGGATCCGTTCAGACCGCTCAGCTCGGCGACCTCAACGGCCGCATTGAGGCCCGGGCCTCGGCCTTCGCCGAGAACGCCCGCGTCGCCGCCTACAACGCCGTCGTGATCTCTGCCCGGTACGTCCACGTCGGCGATCTCGACATCACCGGCAGCTACAACGGCGGCATGGTCGAGCCTTACGGCGGGGCGGTCTGCACCGGTCGGTCGAGCATCACCTCGGGCGACGGTAACGACATCATCATCCGAGCAATGCGGTTCCGTCAGCCTCAGATCTATGTCCCGAACGCTGGCGGCTGGATTCAGGTCGGCTTCGCCTAGTATTGGAGGGATCAACACATGGTTGCGAAGATTAAAGACCTCGGCACGTGGAGCCGGTACGTTCCGGACACCGTGCCGGATTGGGTCGGCGACGTCCCACCCGGCTACAACGTCCATTTTGCTCGGCGGGATAGCGATGGCCTCGACTGGTACGTGTTCCGTGCGACCGAGGGCTCATTCACTGACGGCTATCTCCTGGCGATGACGTATGCGGGAGCTCAGGGTGAAACCGTCCAGGCGACGGTTCGAGACCGCGGCAACGCGCCGGTGCCCACCGGCATGCGCGTGCTTGAGATCGAGGACATCGATCCGGACAACGCCGCTCCGTGGAAGGCCTACGAGCAGCGGATCTACGACCCGGCGACCAAGACGATTGGCGACCTGCCGGAGCCGATCGTGCTGGCAGTCCGCGATTACCAGTTCGCCGGCCAGGCTGCCGCCGAGCAGATCATCACGGACGATGCCGCGATGGCGTGGGTGGCCACCGGCAAGACGCCCGACACCCTGATCGAGGCCGTGAAGGCGAAGGTCACGGATCCGGATCGGCAGAAGCGCGTCCTGCTGTTCTTGGCCGGCACCACGTCGTTCCCGATCGGGCACGAGCTGACGCCGCTGCTGGCCGCCTCGTTCGGCAAGGACACCCCGGAGAAGCTGAAGGCCTTCTTCCGCGCCGCCAGCCAGCGCTGAGCCGGCCCGACCTCCACCACCCCTGAAAATCTGGAGCCTACCATGACCATGGCATCCGCCGCGGCGCAGACGGCTGCGCGCTTTCTGACTGTGGCTGGGATCCTGGCCATCGCCGCATGCGAGCCGGCAACCGCCCGCCCACGGCCGCACCGCCCCGGGACGTTCTGCGCGCCGGTGATCGCCGAGCGCGTCGGCCTCGTCCGCATCTGCGGCATCCCGAACGCCGCGCGCCGCTGACGCTCGCCTCACCACCAACCCGACAATCCTGGAGATCCTGACATGGCCGAGGCCAACCTGAAGCCGTGGTTCAAGGTCGAAATGACCTTCGAGGGCGGCCGTGTGGACGACAAGGCAGACCCTGGAGGCCGGACCGCCTACGGCGTGACGCAGCGGGTCTACAATGGCTGGCGCCGGGCTCGGAAGCTGCCGATTCGCGACGTGTGGCTGGTCGAGGTCAGCGAGCTCGTCGACATCTACAAGACCGGGTATTGGGACAAGGTCTGGGGCGATCGCCTGCCCGAGGGCCTCGACATCGTCGTGGGCGACGGCGCGATCAACTCCGGCGTCTCGCAGTCCGTGAAGTGGCTGCAGCGCGCCCTCGGCGTCCGGGTCGACGGCGTCATGGGCGATGCCACGCTGATGGCGGCCGAGGCCGTGAACGACGTGGATGCGCTGATCGCCAAGATCATCGCCTTGCGCAACGCCTTCCTCAAGGCGCTCCGGACCTTCAAGCGCTTCGGCAAGGGCTGGCTACGGCGGACCCAGCAGCTGAAGGATCTTGGGCAGCACTACGCGCGCGGCTCGACCGGTCCGGCGCCGGCGGTGGCCTTCATGTCGGGCATGAGCGCCAAGGCCGTGCTGGAGAGCGCCAAGGCGCCGCCGCCGAAGCTGGACGCGCTCTGGAGCGCCGGCACGTCCTCGGGCGTCCTCGCCCAGGTCACATCGACCCTGGAGCCGCTTCAGAACATCGAGCGCGTCGCGCACCTCCTGACCATCGTCACGGTGATCGGCGTGCTGCTGGGCGTCTGCGGCGGCCTCTACTCCCTGTGGGCCCGCAAGCGCTCCGCCCGGATCAACGAAGCGCTCGACCTGCGGCCGGCCCACCCGACCAACGACAACATCCCGCCCGAGGGACTGGATGATGCGCTGGAGGCCGCGTGATGCTGCGCCTGATCGGGACACTCTCACCCATCACCCTGGCGCTGCTCGGCGCCATGGTGGCCGCCCTGCCGCTCTCAACCGGTGGCTACTTCGTCGGCAAGTTCGTCGGCTGGCACGCCGGCAACGCGGCCGGGAAGGCTGCGATCGTCGAGACCGTGAACAAGCGCAACGCCGAGGCGGCGAAGGTCGCTCGCGGCGCGCGCGACGACATCGACCGCTGCTTCAACATCGACGGCGAATGGCTCCAGGAGGCTGGCAAATGCGACAGGTGATGATGTTGGCGCTCCTCGGCGCCGCGCTCGGTGGCTGCGTCACGGATTCGACGCCGGCCACGATCCAGGGCGCGTGCGATGCGTTCGAGGCCCCCAAGCTGGCCGTGCGCGGGCTCGATAAGGACGACCGGCGCTGGATCGCCGGCCAGGTCGAGGCCGGCGTCCGGGTCTGCGGCTGGAGCCGGCCGAAGGCGCGAGAGATCGCCCGGCAGATCGGCTCCTGAGACCGAGCTGGCTCCGCCCGAACCTGGGGCTGGCGCTCCGCCACTCCAGGACAGAGCCACCCGCAACGAGGCGGAGGGCTTCGCACCGTTACCGCATGGACCCGACATGGCCTTACCCGACGAGACCACTGAAGTGCCGCTGCTGTCCGGCCAAGGCGACCTCAAGAGCGACGTGCGCCTGCTGGCCTTCCAAGTGTCGTTGCTCGACAAGAAGCTCGACCGATTTTTCGATGAAGTCAAAGCCAACTATGCGTCAAAGAGCGACCTGAAAAACCTCAAAGACGACGTAGACAAGCTCAACGCTAACATCGGATGGCTTGTTAAGATCATCATCGGCGTGGTGGTCGTGGCCATACTCGGCTTGGTAATCGTGAAAGGGGGAGCTGTTCCCCGATGATCTGGCATAACCCCACTCCGGAAGCCATGAAGCCGACCCCGTCCGACGTCGACCTGTACGCTCGCGCCCTGTCGCTGTCGCATGGGTCGCGCAAGACGCCCATGCACATGCACGTGGCCAACCTCCTGTACTGGGGGATGATCGCGGTCGCGTTCGGTTGGGTCTTCTCGATGACCATCGATCGAGAGATCCCGGTCCGGCAGATCTCCCGCGAAATCGTAAACCCGGACAAGCAGGTCCACGTCGGCGAACGCCTGCTGGTGCGCGGTGTCCGCGATCGAAAGCGCTCCTGCGAAATTGCGCGGCGGTGGTGGATCATCGACGGCGCCGGCCGTCGTATCGACTTCGAGACCGAGCGCTTCGATGCCTATGGGCCGCTCGGTCGCGAAGAAGAGGTGATCGGCCCCTACATCCCGCTCGATGCCGTGCCGGGCCGTGGGCGCCTCCAGGGTGTGGTCGCCTACGACTGCAACCCGCTTCAGCGCGCCCTGGGCTGGTCGATCGTTGCGATCCTGCCCCCGCTCGAGTTCGAGATCGTGCCGCGCTCGCCGGCGCCGAAGTGA